TTAACATTAACAGATATTCAAAAAAATGCTGAAGAATTAAATAAAAAGCAAAAATTTTTCATTGATAAAGATCAAGGAAAATTTATTTATTACTATCCTAAATTTAGTAAGCGTAAAATAACTATTCTAATCAAGGATTTATCCAATACGCTATCCTATGTAGAACAGCATAAGCTAAATTTTTTTAACAATGATGATGAATTAAATAATTATATTCTATTTTTAATTATTAAACATTTCACTGACTTACAGGCTGAATTAAAAGATAAATCTGTTGAACTTCATTTTGCTACTATGAATGAACTAGTTGATATCGGATGGTATGAGATGTTCTTATTGAAAATGTTCTCAATCCAAGAAATTTCTAATGTTTTAGATGAAATTAAAAAGCGACTAAACTTAAGTTTTAAATATTTAGCACTAGATGAAGAGCTCAGTCTAAAAAGACAAACATGATTTCAATACATCATGTTAAAGACAATTAGAATTTTGAACTACTCCCCTACCTATTGGGAGGGTAATTATTGACTTTTAAAAAAACAAATTAAATACAGCTACCATCTTAAATAATATAGTGGCTGATTTTTTTCATTTGATTTAATGAGGAGGGAAAATTGATTGACTACGGGTGGTGAACAAAAAAAACCAACAGAGTTTCTAGTCGCTCTCAAAATCAACGACAAGATCTCGAAACAAAATATTTCTACATACTTAAAAAAGTTGAAAAACATCCCCAATCTAACGATCAATTTAGACGTTAAAGGGTCAAATACTCAATTATTTAATGAGTATGGAAAACAAATAAAAGCTTTAGAACAGCAATTAGAAGCATTTCATTTAAAACTGCAAAATGTGGGAACTGAATCATCCGCCCCCCTTTCCATTTTCAAAGATTTTAAACAGGAAATTACTGATTCTTTAAAAACTATAGATACTCTTAATGAAATGTTTGATGATGTAAATATAAATGTGAAAGAAATTTCTAAACAGTTTGCCAAAATTCCGACTGGTGATCTTCAATCTCTACAAAATATAGTGTCACAATTGAAAGTAGAGATGGAAACAATCTCTACAAGTCAATTTAAACTCTATGGAATACAAGTTGCCCAGCAAAATTTACAGGCTTTAGAATCTAATTTATATAATATCTATGAACTCCAAAAAGCTTATGCAAATACTACTGATTTCGAACAATTAGCATCACAAATTACCGATTTAAATACCCAACTGTCCAACATCCAGCTTGGTGATGGTTTAAACATCGCTGGCATAACTGATATTTCAAATCAAATTGAAAAGATGAGTCAAAGTATAGTAACATTTGGGAAAAATACAGCAGAAGCAGCTCAAAGTTCTACAACACTTGCCTCTTCCTTTATGAATGGCATTAACCTAGCCTCAACCCTTAAAACACTTAGTGAAGATTATTTAGGCACAGCAATAACTGGTAGAGCATTAGTTGGTTTTAATTTAGTTGGAGTCGGCTTAAGTGTCGGTGGCTTTGTAATAGATACAATAATGAAAGAAAGAGAAAAAACTAAACAAAAGATTGAAGAGTTAAAAACGGAAGAACAAGACATATTGAAATCTTATACTTCGAATGTCAGTGAAATTGATCGTCAGCTGGAAAAATATTCTCAACTAGAAAATGCTATGGCATTAGGAAATACAGACCCTTCTGTCATGATCGAATATCAAGAAATTTCTAATAGACTCGGTGAGATTCTACCTAACATTGTCGCTCAAGAGGACGAATTCGGGAATAAGATTATTGGTTCAGCTGATGCTTTGAGAGTGAAAATTGGACTCCTTAAAGAACAGCAGATTATTCAAGCAGAAATCGCGAATATAGCAGCCCAAGATAAGCGAAATGATGATATTGATACTCGGAAAAAGTCAATCTCTGACCTTGAGGACTCACACAATTCAAACATAGATTCAGCAGCAAGAATTCTTAGCCATCAAGCTAACAGTTCCTTCATTGTAGGGGATGTTAAATTCTATGATGATAATTTTAAGCCTCTCTTTAAATCTGCTGAAGATTTTGAAAAGAAAATTAAAGAATTAGATAATTTACAATCAAAAGCTGAAAAAGATGGTAACACAACTCTAGCAAATTATTATAAAGAATTAAGTACTATCGCAAAAGGCCAAATAGATATTATTATCAAATCTGATGCAGAATTAAAACGAGAAATATTAGCACAAAAGAATGATTATATTACTAATATGGCTGATGTTATCAACGAGAATAATAGATTGACGGATAGTGTTAAAAACAATGCAGAAGGTTTTACTGCGCAGTTAATTGCTTCCGCTGATATAAACGACCTAGATAATTTACAGAATTCTTTAACATCATTATTTTCAAATGAAAAAGCCAATTCCGTTATCAATGAAATAGTGGGTTCGTTCCAAAATATGGAGAATGCTACTTCTGAAACTTTTGAATCCATGGCAAATAAAACTAAAGATAAGATGAACAATATTTCTACTGATTTATCGAAGCTTGGTTTAAGTGAAAAAGAAGTAAGTAGCATTATGGGATCTTTAAAGAAACATTACGAAGATACTACTCAAAAACAAAAAGATTTATCTGTTGAAATGAAGGTTAACAATTTAACTTTTGCCGAAGCAAAAGCAAAAGTAGAAGGTTACAAAGATGAAGTTGAAAATCTTACGACTACCCACGAAAGGCTAGCAGGAGTCTCTCAAAAAAGAGTAAATGATACCTCTGACCTATTATTGGAATACGAGATGTTAACTAATCAATTAAAAGATCATACCGAAGAAGAGATTCGTAATCTTAGTCAAAAAAGTAGTTTAACTGCCGAGGAACAACGGCTTGTTGATGTATTAAATTCTCGTGATCTAGTGATGAATAATTTAAACACCCTTTACCCTTCTCTTATTGATCAAGATGGTAAAGCAATATCATTAAGTGCAGAAAAAATTAAAGCGATTCAAGCAGAAAATCATGCAAATGAAACATTATTAAAAGCTTATCAACTTGCAAGACAAGGAAAATTAAGCATTCAACAACAGAATGTTGTCGATGAGGCAAGTTTCACAAAAGCCACTATTGAAAATATAAAGAAAAATATTCAAGCTTTAAATATACTTCAAGCAAAATTACAAGAAGTTTATAATAAGCAAGTTAATACTATGAAGAACGAAGATCCTAATAGTTATACTTACGGTTACGGTGCCTATCGCTCCGGTACATTATTAGGTCAAACTCAAACTCAAATTAATGATTACACCTCTGAATTAAATGAATTACAGAAATCATTAGACACCAATATTAGTACTATTGATAGCTTTGACACTTCTTTAGGTAAGACCACAAAAACTACTAATCAAAATATATCAGCAACAAAAAATACAGTATACATAACCGATAAATACAAACAAAAACTAGAAGAGTTAAATCTCGGAATTGAAAAGCAACAAAGATTACTGTCTAAACTACCAGAACATTCTAGTGAGTATCGAAGAGCATTAGAAACTCAAATTCAGTTTGAAAAACAAAAACTTAGTGTGATGCAACAGCAAGAGGCTTCTTTAAAAAATCAGATTGCCTCAGGGAAAATTCAGCAAACAGGTAATATAACAAGCAAGTCCACCACTTCTTCTACAACTACTAATCTACACGGTTGGTCTGGCAAAATCACTAGTGCATATGGTGGCCGTAATGACCCGATTTCAGGAAAACCTGATTTTCATCTCGGCATGGATATTTCAGGTTCTAAAGGAACTCGCTTAGATGCGAATGTTGCAGGCAAAATAATAGCAAGTGGTGATGCTGTTAAAAATGGCGAAGATGGTTCATACGGAAATATTGTTATCGTGCAAGATGCAAACAATTTCAAACATCTTTATGCCCATCTAGATAAAGCTGTCGCTAAAATTGGTGATTATGTTGAGATAGGAACACAAATAGGTAATATTGGTGCTTCTGGTAGAGTGACTGGTCCACATTTACATTACGAAGTCAAAAATGCTAACGGACAACGCTTAGATCCAACAAGTTACTATACCGCTGCCAAAAATGGAGCCACATCTTTTACATCCTTTGCCGTTGACACGACACAACAAGCTATTGATCAAACAAAATCTGAATTAGTGAGTTTACAGCAACAAATTTTAAACCAAAAGGATTTAGTAGAAGATCTTGAGCGTGGCATTATAGATAGCTACCTTTCCTCTTTTGAAAACAAAAAGACAACGATTGATAACTTATTAGAAACTAGTGAGAACAGATTAAGGAAACTCACTGTCACATCAGAATCCTATCGTAAAGAATTAGACAGACAAACAGCTGCTTTAAATGATAAAAAGAAAATTAACCAAAATGAAATTGCTTATCTGGAAGGCGTTATTAAGAGTGGTACTGCTTCAAAAAAGGTCATTGATGAGTATACGCAACGTCTTCATGAACTGAACAATGTCAATAGTGAGATAGATTTTGCCATTTGGGATGTAGGCTCAAAAAAAGTTGAATCCTACATGTCAAAGTATGAAGAACAACGTCAAATTCAGGATAATGTTATCGCCTATGAAAAAGCAAAACTTGGAGAATTAGATTCTTCCTCTGCTAGGTATGTAAAATCACTTGTAAATATTAATAATGCGATGAAGGAAAAGCAGAATGCCAATCTTTATGAACTAACTCAATTAAAAAGCCTAGTAAATGGAAATAAAGCGTATGGCGATGGTTTACAATCTGCGAAAAAACGCATTGAAGAGTTAACGATCGGTATGAAAGAGTTACAGGTTGATATTCAAGATAGTGACTATGATATTTTAATCAATATCAAAACCCAATCGGATGAGAAAATAAATAATATAGAATCCGAAATAAATCGAGCTGAATTGATTCGTAAAATGTTTGATGAAGGTTCTGCAGATTATGAGAAATATACAAACATCATCATTAATGCCCAGGAAAGAATTGCGCAACAGCATTTAGAAACTAGAGATAATTTGCTAGAAGAATTAAAACAGCGTGATATCACTGCTGAACGTATTAAAGAAATCACAAAATTAATAAATGAAGAGTATAATGGCTATTTAAATGCCACGCTAGCTATTAAAGACTATACAAAGCAAAAGGACGATGCAAAAAAAGCACAACTAGAAAAAATTGCAGATAAAGCTATTAGTGCATATAAAGATTATCATCAAGAACTTCGAGATGAACAAATCAAGCAACTTGATGAAGAGATTGAGCGCGAAAATAAAAAACATGAAACAATCATGAAAAATCTGCAAGAAGAAATGGACTTATTTAGAAAAAGTGTTGAAGATAAGCTAAGGCTCATTGACCGAGAAGAAGCTCAAAGAAGCTATGATATGGAGATTTCCGATTTAGAAAGTGAACGGAATGATGTACAGAGTAAGCTAAATATTTTAGCTTTAGATAATTCTTATGAAGCGAAGGCAAAGAGGAAAAGTCTACAAGAACAGTTAGATGAAATTGATAAAACAATTGCGGAAAAGCGCCATAACCGAGAAATTGATTTACGTAAAGAATCGTTAAATGATGCTTTAGAATCAAAAGAAGAAGAAATAAATGAAAAGATAGAGCTACAAGAGTCAGAGCATGAAAATTTAGTCAATAAAATTAATCTTGAAAAAGAATATTGGGAGTCATATTATAACAATTTACTAAATAATGAACGCGAATTCGCTAAAATGAGAGAAGATATTATCGCTGGTCATTTAAATAATGTAGAAGCAGACTTCAATCAGTATCGAGATAAATTAAAAGCCTCACTACCAGAAATTAGCGGTGCATTAGACGATACTATGAAAGCTGTAGGTTTTTCTATCCGAGACAATGTTATTTTCGAACTAGAAGAGGCTCTAGATTTAATAAACAAATTTAATAACAGTCAAAAATCAAAAGATAATGGTTCATTTGAATCGAATTTATCCAATCCTCAAACATCTAAAGGTAATTTATCTAATGCGGACTTACAAGTTCTATTAGGTAAGTTCTTATATGACCGAGTTTTGCCAAACGTTTCAGGACAGGATCAGAGTGCCGTTAGTGAAATAGCAAAAAAATTTGCAGCAAAGGGTCGCGATAAGGCTGATTCCCGATTTACTGAAAATGGTGCTAATTTTAATGAGTCAACAAAGGTTCTTACACCTGCAGAAATGAACTCATTATATGAGTATTTTAATAGTAATAAAAATTTGCTTGGCGGGAAATATAACAGCTTTTTTGAGCAGTTTTTCAATGAGAATTCAGGAAATACTAAAGAAAATGGAAGTAAACTATCTGATGCGGATATGAAAGTTATGTTAGGCAAATTTATTTACGAGAAACTTGTACCTGAACCATCTTTAAATGCAAATACTAAAATTGCGCTAAAAAACAAAGCTGATAATCTTGCTTTAGAAGGCAGAAATAGTGATTCCAAAATATCCGAAAACGTAACATTTGATTCTATAAAAAATAAGTACTCTTCTGAACAAATACAACAGTTAAAAACATTCTTTAATTCCAGATTAGATATGATTGATAATCTTACAACTCGTGAATTAATGAAGAAAAAAATTGCCTCACTTGACTCTGGGGGTTTCATGAATTGGACGGGAATTGGAATAGACGGTAAAGGAGGAAAGGCTATTATTGCTCATCCTCAAGAAATTATGTTGAATAAAGCTGATACACGAAGTTTGTTTAATTCAATCAATATAATGGATAGTATCATGAATAACCTATCCCCTCTCCTATTGAAATCTGCACCATTTAACAAAAAATCTCCTCTTAGTAATGGAGATACTTATGGTGACATCAAGATAAACTTCCACATCGATAACATGAACGGTGACAAAAACGACTTAAATCGATTTAGTAAAATGATTGATGATGATTTATTGCGTAGGAAAGGAATGAGAAAGTAATGTTGGAATCTATTCATTTTATGTATGACAACATTTCATCCAAAGATATGGGAATTCAAATTGCTTCGTCAAGAGGAGGTTTATTTGAAGAGAACTTTCTCCCTAGAAGGAGAATTATTGAGAAAAAAATTGCTAATAATGAAAAACCATATTTTCAAAGAGTTGAACATGAACCACTCTCCTTTAACTTATCCTTTTATCTCGAAGATTGGCTCGATGACCACGATATAAGAAAAATTGCTCGCTGGTTATTCCAGCCATATTATAAACCTTTAATTTTTGACAATAATCCAAATAGAGTTTTATACGCCCTTGTAGAAGGCAATTCTGCCTTATTACATAATGGTTTAAAGCAAGGTTATGTTGAATTAAGTATTAGATGTAATTCTCCCTACACCTATTCTCATGAATTTATATTTAACAATATGGAATTTAGAGATTCTAATATGGGCTATCAAATTATCGATGACATAAATAGCTTTCAACAAGGAAGTTTTTTGAATACGAAGGTTACTTCTAATGGTTTGACGATTGATAAAATTGATAATTCTTGGGGAGCGCTATATGCGAACATTAAAAAATGGAGTGAATTTTAAACATGGAAACAACAAATGGGCTTAAATTAAATATTACCACTGAATCCTCTTTTGAAGATGATGATATAAAAGATACCATTGTTGAATATGGCAAAAATTTCAGCAAATTAGAAAAATACTTAAAAGATTCTGCTCTATCTATTGAAGATCTAAGTGATAATAAATACTATCCAATTGGTCATATTTTGTGGAATAAGGAACCTGCTTCTGGTTCATTTATCGGATGGGTTGTCACGAGAGAAGGTATACAAGCTAAGAAATGGATACCTAACAAAAGTTACAGTATAGGCAATTTAATAAAGCCTCCTGTAGATAATGGTGGCCTTTATGAATGTGTGGTCGATGGTAAAAGTTCAACCACCCCTCCTACTTTCATCACTTCCATCAATCAAGAATTCCCAGAAGTAACAGGAAAAAGCTGGCGTAACGAGTTCAATTATGAGGTAGGCGATTTAGTATTCCCTACTAACGGAAGCAAGTTATATTATTATATTTGTGAGACAGCAGGCTACTCCTCCCCTACTGAACCTGAGTGGTCCTCAGTTCAAAACGATACGACATTTATTGATAATTCTGTCGTATGGAGGAAGGCAAAAAATATCATTTGGAAAAAGGTCGGCACAAATTGTGAGTTTAGACCATTTGGAAAAATAGAATAGGAGTTTTTAGAATGAAATGGGGTTCTTTAATTAATTCAACAGGCTCTTATATATCTAAGTATTATGAAATTACAAACGTTTCTTCGAAATATTTAACAACCATTCTTGCTAATATCATAAACATACACCATCAACAAGTAGAGTTTTTTTATTCCCTCTCTTACGACTACATGAATTGGACCAAGTGGAAAACAATAAATTTCAGTGATATCAATTTGTTAGATGGATATGATTTAGATGGTTTAATTTTTAGATATAAGATTGTTCTAAATGCTCCAAAAGATAATGAAAAGCCATATGTACAATCTTTCTCTATCACATTAGACCCTTGTGAATCCTTAGAAAACTTAGGCGATTTCACTATTAAACCTAAACTTTGGATTAAGAAAAAGAATGGAAAAGGTACTATAGAAATCACCAACATTATGACCGATCAAAAATTAGTTGTAGAGAACCTTATAGATAATGAAGAAGTGTTTATTGATTGTGATAAAGAAGATATTGTTTCTGACAGGCAGCATCTAGGTGTTTATCGATACGATGATCATAATGATGAGTACCTAGAGTTAGTGGTTGGCCATAATCTCCTAAAAGGAAAAGGAGATTTCGATATGGATGTTAGACATCAATATGTTTTTTTACAGGAGTGAGGTGAATATTATTGAAATTAGGTGAAATAGATTACAATTTAAAACCATTTGATGCAAGAATATTTTTATGTAGTCCTGATAAGAAAACTATTGCCAGAATGAGTGAGGCATATGATATCAATTACAGTACCAAAATTTCAGTACTAAATGAACTTTCATTTAAGATACCCACTGTCCTAGTAGAAGATGGTGTTCCTGTAGATAATACAAATATTAGTAAAATAAAGAATAGATACCTTTTCAAATTGAAATATGGGAAGATCACTGAGTACTTTTTAATGAATGAATCAAGTAAGTCATATAGCGATGATGAATATATAAGTTATACTGCATTATCTCTAGGTGTTCAATTAAGTGATAAAAACATAAGACAATTTGAAGCTGTCAGTAAAACTTTGTCCCAAATTACTACTGAAATTTTATCTTCTGTAAATACCAAATGGAAATTAGGTTATGTTGACAGCTATTTCGAGGAAATTTATCGAAGTTATGAGGTAGCTTCAAATAATATATTAGAAATAATTTATGACCTAGCAAAACTTTGGAATGCTCTAATTGTATGGGATTCGATAAAATACGAAATCAATTTCTATAAACCCGAAAATATTGGTAAGGATAAAGGATTCTACATACGAGATGGTAAGTATTTAGAATCCTTTAATTTAGCGACCAACACAATGGATACAATCACACGTTTAAAAGTGTATGGTCAAGATGGTTTATCAATACATAGATTAAATCCTACAGGTCAATCATATCTAGAGGATTATAGGTACTACCTCTACCCTTTCAAACGTGAAAATGGACTTGTTGTTAGTCATTCAAAATATTTAACGGATAGTTTGTGTGTGGCGTTAGAAGACTATCAAGCACTGGTTGAAACCCTATCGGAGAAGTTTACCAATTTAACTACTATGGTCACTACACAAAATTCAATTATCCAAACCGAGGAACAGAAACTAAATACCTTGAACACACAAAAAGTCATTATTGAAGATGAACTAGATTTATCAAATGCTAACTTTCAATCCGCAACCCCTAAACACCAAGATATTATCCAAAGATTAGAAGCTAAAAGGCTAGAGATATCGAATCAAGAAGCTGTTATTAGAGATTTAAATTATCAACTTTCTGAATATGAAAATGATTTACATGATTTACAAGGAAAATTAGCAAGAGAAAAAAACTTTACTGTTGAACAATTAGCGGAGTTATCAGATTTTGAAATAGAAAAAGAATATACTAATGATTCAATTGTTGAAGATGAAGACTTAATTGAAGACGGTAAAGAAGTATTCAGA